CGAGGTGCGCGCCGCGCTGGCGCAGATCGCGTCCGAGTTCGAGATCGTGCGCGCCTACTTCGACCTCGAGTTCTGGGAGACCGAGATCGACGAGTTCGCCGCACTGTATGGCGAAAAGCGGATCATCAAGTGGCCGACGAACCGGCCGGCGCAGATGCACGCCGCACTCGAGCGGTACCGCACCGACCTGTACGACGCGGACTCCGGGTTGCGGCATGACGGTGACCCGCTGGTCGCCGCGCACGCCCGCAACGCGGTCACCCGCACCCGGTCGGTGGACAAGGTCACCAAGCGGCGCATCTACATCCTCGGCAAGCCGAACGAGCACCAGAAGTTCGACTACGTCATGTCGCGCGTGCTCGCGCACGAGGCCGCGGCCGACGCGGTCGCGGCCGGCGAGCGAGACGACTCGACGAACTACTTCATCATGTGAGGAGGGAGCCCGCGTGGACGCGTTGGAAGCCGTGCAGCTGGTCAACAAGCTCTATCAGCGCCTCGACGGGCGCCGTTCCGAGATCGTCGAGAACGAGGAGTACTACCTCGGGAAGCAGCCGCTCCGGTTCGCAACGAAAGAGTGGACCGAGGCGAACGCGAAACGGTACGAGGGGTTCTCGGACAACTGGTGCCGGCCGGTCTCCGACGCGGAGAACGAGCGCATCCGGCACACCGGTATGAAGCTCGGCAAGGACCACGAGCAGGCTCAGCAGCTGCTCAACGAGTGGTGGGACCTGAACGAGCTCGACGCGCAGTCGTCACAGGGGTTCCTCGCAACGCTGAACGCGTCCCGGACGTTCGTGCTCGTATGGGGTACGGCTGACGACGAGCCCCTGGTTACCTGGGAGCGGGCGGACCAGTGCGAGATCGAGTACAGCTGGTTCAACCGGCGCGAGCGCGTCGCGGCGTTGAAGACCTGGGCGGACGAGAAGTTCGAGTACGCGAACCTCTACACGCCCGACCAGCTGTTCAAGTTCCAGCGCGATCGCGTGACGACGGTCGACGCGCAGAAGTCGCAGGCCGAGCAGGGGCTGATCGAACGCGCCGCACCGGGCGGGTGGCGGCCGCGAGAGGTCAAGAACGAGCTGTGGCCGTTGCGGAACCCGATGGGCAAGGTGCCCATGGTCGAGATCCCGAACCGTCCCCTCCTCGGGCACGATCCGATCTCGGAGATCACCGGCGTGCGCGGCCTGCAGGACGCAGCGAATCTGCTGTGGGGCTACCTGTTCCACGCGGCCGACTATGCGTCGATGGACGCCCGGGTGATCTTCGGTCCCGCACCGAAGATCCCGATCCTCGACGACAACGGCAAGAAGATCGGCGAGCGCGACGTGAAGGTCGAGGACGTGGGCGGAAAACGCCTCATCCTCATCACCGATCCGAACGGCAAGATCGACTCCTTCCAGGCCGCCACGCTCGACGGCTTCACCGACGTGATCGACGTCATCATCGGGCACATCGCCGCGCAGACCCGCACCCCACCGACCTACCTCGTCACCACGACGGGAATGTCGAACGTGAACGCCGAGGGCCTCAAGGCTTCCGAGATCGGCCTCGTGAAAAAGGTGCTCGAGTTCCACCTCTTCGTCTCCCCCGAGCTGCGCGAGCTCTACTCGCTGATGGCGCTCGCCGCCGGCCAGGCGGGCATCAGCCGTCTCGCCAGGCTCGGCAAGATCGGCTGGGCGAACCCGGAGATCCGGTCCGAGGCGCAGCTGGCGGACGCGCTGATCAAGAAGCGGCAGATGGGCTATCCGCTCGAGTACCTGATGGAGCTCGACGGCATCGAGGACACCGATGTGAAGCGGATCCTCGAGATGGTCGAGAAGGAGAAGGCCGACGCGCAGCTCGAACGTGCGGTGAGGGAGTTGAACAACTTTGCCAACGATCCCTCAAGCCACAGCGACGTTCTACCGGCAGCAGCAGCGGATAGCTGACGTCGCCGGCCGGGCCGTGCTCCACCTCTGGCGGGGCATGTCCGTCGACGACATCGACGGGAGCTGGGCACGGATCCAGCCCGACACCACCCGGGCGCTGCGCGCGGGCATGGCGGCCGCGGTGACGTCGGCGATCGCCTACACCCCGGCGCTGCTCGCCGAGACCGGCACCGTGGCGAAGCCGGCCGGCCTACTCGTTCCGGAGGCGTTCACGGGTCTCGCCACGGACGGGGTGCCGGCTGACGAGCTGCTCGCTGCAGCGCCGATCCGCGCGAAGCAGGCGATCGCCGCCGGCGCCGCGCCGAGCATCGCGCTGCAGCAGGCGAGCGCCTGGGTGAGCGGGAAGCTGCTCACCGCGCTCGCGGACACTCGGCGCGAGGTCGTGGCGGCGGACCTCGCGCAACGCCCGACCCTGACCGGGTACATCCGCATGCTGAACCCGCCCTCGTGCAAGCGGTGCGTGGTGCTCGCCGGCAAGTGGTTCAGGTGGAACGCCGGTTTCGAACGGCACCCGCAGTGCGACTGTGTGCACATTCCGTCGCGCAGCGAGGCTTGGGCGCAGGCCGAGGGCTTCATCTCGGACCCGTACGAGTACTTCAAGAGTCTGAGCCCGGCGGAGCAGGATCGACTCCTCGGGAAGGTCGACGCGCAGGCCGTCCGCGACGGGGCCGACATCTACCGGGTGGTGAACATCCGCGAGCGTGGCCTCGCCGTGTCGAAGCAGGCGCTCCGGTACGGCACCCCGACGCGGATGATGGTGAACGCCATCTACGAGCTCGGGCTCTCCCGCGAGGCGACGATCCGAGTACTCGCCGAGGAGGGCTACATCACCGGGCCGCAGCTCGGCGGCGGAAACGTCGTCGGCCGCTACCGGGAGGCGTACCTCCGCCCGATCTCTCGACCGCTCGTGCCGGGATCGAAACGCGAGCGGGTGCTGCGCGCACGGGAGACCGGGGTGCGTGATCCGCTCGACCGGGCCACGATGACCGCGCAGGAGCGGCGCCTCTTCGACGCCGTCTACCGGCGCGAGTACGCGATCAAGTACGGCTACCTGCCGCGCACCATTGGCCAGAACTCGGCCGACCTGTACTCCGGTCTCGTCGGTCTCCCGGCGACGCGCGAGCGCATCGCGCTGCTCGACGCGCAGATCTCCAAATACCTCTCCAAGGTGACGCCGAAGCAGGCCTCGATGCTGCGCCTGGTCGACGAGCTCGGCCTCCGCTCGGATGAGTTCGCCAGCCGCCAGGTGTTCGACCGCATCGAGCACACGGTCGGTGTGGGGGCGCTCGAGCGCGCGCGGGCCGCGGCCGCCGGCGGAGGCGGAAGGATACCACCTCGACGCGGCTCTGGAGCCGGGTTCGGCGATCCACCGGATCCCCATGACGGGCCGGCGTGGAAAGCGTACTGGCGCTCCCGCCAGGACGCGCTCTCGACGAACCGAGTCGATGACGAGCTACAGCCGCACGAGATCGAGTTCTACGAGGGCTTCATCGCTGCAGGCAATCAGGTGCGACTCATCTCTCGAGGCGAGTTCACACCGCGCGTCGGCCGGGCCGCGACGAGTGACTTCGAGTGGGTCAATCATCCGTTCACCGATGTGCCACCCGGGAGCGCCGTGCTGGTTGAGGCGAAGTCTTTCGAGGATCCGAACGTCTACAACGTCGCCAAGAAGATCCGTGAGACCGTGCGGAGCTCGAGCAAGCACGGACCCGCGAAGGACACCTTCATCATCTACGGCCGGCGCGATGCTCAGCCGCCCGAGGGACTGCTCGACGAACTCTCCGAGTACAACCGGCAGAACTCGTGGGCCGCGATCAAGCGACTGCTCTGGTGGGACGGCGACCGCTACACGGAGATCCCTCTCACATGAAGTGAGAGGCGCCGATGCCCAGCCATGTTCCTTGCAGTCACCGCGAACGGTGTCAAGAGCCGGGGGACGCCTCTCGCCACACATTCTACGCCCGATGCCTGCCAGGTACCAGGGCGAAACCGCCGCGCGATGCGGCACCACCTACGCCCGCGCGACGCGGGAGACAGGAGTACCCCATGTTCATTTCCCAGGACCCGCTGCACCGCCTCCGCTGCATCATCCTGCCCCCGGGCCTCCGCGCCAGTGCCAACGGTGCTGAGTCCGGGACCGAGGGCAGCAATGGCGCCGGCGGCGGCGAGGGTGACGACGGTTCGAGCGATTCGAGCCAGAACGGCGCCACCGCTGAGACCGGCGCAGTCGCCGGCGCGGACGGTGGCGAGGATGATGGCGACGACGACGGCGATGAGCCGCTCGGCGAGGCCGGCACCAAGACGCTCGCGAAGGTCCGCGGCGAGAAGAACACCGCAGTGAAGGCGCGCAAGGCGGCCGAGCAGCGGGCTGCAGCTGCCGAGGCGAACGCCGCGGAACTGCAGGCGAAGCTCGACGGCCGCGAAGCCGAGCACCAGGCCCAGCAGGACCAGGCGCGCATCGAGTCCGAGGCGATCGCGAAGGCGCATGGACTCATCCGGAAGGCCGAGGTGCGGGCGCTCGCCGCCGGCAAGCTCGCCGACCCGGAGGACGCGCTGCGCTTCATCGATCTCGACGAGTTCGAGGTCGGGGAAGACGGCTCGGTGGATCGCGAGCTGATCGGCGAGGCGATCACGGAACTCCTGACCGCACGGCCGTACCTCGCGGCCGGCGCAGAACAGCGATTCCAGGGCGGCGGTGACGGCGGCGCCGACAAGGGCAGCCGACAGCCGCGCCAGCTCAAGGAATCCGACATCGACAACATGACCCCCGCCGAGGTGAACGCGGCCCTGAACAACGGGCAGCTGAAGAACCTCATGTCGGGGAAACGATAGAAAGGAACCCAAGCCATGACCATGGCGAACTTCATCCCGAAGATCTGGGCCAAGCAGCTCGAGTGGGACTTCGAGCAGGCCGTCATCGCCCGCAACCTCGTCTCCACGAAGTACGAGGGCGAAGCGAAGGCCGGCAACACGGTCACCGTGAACACCGGTGAGCCGATCCAGGTCAAGGACTACAAGACCGGCGTCCTCGAGGACGAGCTCGGCAACAAGATCCCCCGCACCACCGCTCCCGACGACGTCGGCACGGTGAAGCAGGATCTCCTCATCGACCAGGAGAAGTCGGTCGACTTCCGCGTCGACGACATCGACCGTGCGCAGGCCGCCGGCGATCTGGGCGGGTACACCGACTCCGCCGGCCGCGGCCTTGCGACCGACGTCGATATGTTCCTGCTCGCCATGATCTCCGGCGCCGACGCTCACCTCCCGGCGTCGGCGATCACTACCGGCGATCAGGCGTTCAACATCCTCCGCGACCTGCGGAAGGCGCTGAACAAGCGGAAGGTGCCGCAGGGCAACCGTGTCGCGGTGATCAACGCCGAGTTCGAGGGCCTGCTCCTCGAGGCCGGCTCCAAGATCACCAACGTCGACAAGTCGGGCAGCCCTGCCGGCATGCGCGAGGCGTCCATCGGCCGCCTCCTCGGCTTCGACATCTACATGTCGGAGAACACCCCGGTCACCAGCAAGCCCCAGATCCTCACCTGGTACACGCCGCGCGTCGCGTTCGTGTCGCAGGTCACCGAGATGGAGCCGATGCGCGATCAGAACAAGTTCGCCGACCGGATCCGCGGCCTGCACGTCTACGGCGGCAAGGTCATGCGCGATCGCGCCGGCGTCGCCACCGGAGTGAAGGGCTGGACCGCATCGTGAGCCCCCACGTCAAGGCCCCCAACGGGGATATCTACGACCTCGAGGCGCACGTCGCCTCCGGCCTCGTCAACACCGCCGGCTCCGAGTGGGAGTACGCGAAGCCCCCCAAGGCGTCGAGCTCCGGCAAGACCCGCCCCAAGGCCGGCGCAGAATCGGCCGCGGCCCGCCGCGCTGCGACCCGCGCACCGAAGGCCCCGGCCGAGGAACCCGAGACCGGCTCCTCGACCGAGGAGACCGATCCCCCGGCCCTGGTCGAGGGCGACGGTTCCGGTGACCCCGTGTCGACGGAGCCGCCCGAGCCGGCAGAGGATCCGTCGACGGCAGGCACCGAGGAGTCGGGCGACGACGGTGATGGTGCAGCATCCGACGACCAGTCCGAGCCGGACGTGACCGGCGAGGACCAGGCGGCGGAGAACACCTCCCCCGATGAGGTTCCGCAGGTGGCCGAAGGAGCGCCGGCGGGCAACGCGTCGACGCAGGCGTGGGCCGACTACGCGTCGAAGCTCGGGATCGAGACCGAGGGCCTGTCCCGCGATCAGATCCGCGAGAAGGTCGCCACGTCGCCCGCCAAGTGAAGGAGAGGAGGTAGCCATGGAGCCGTTCGCAAATGCTGACGAGCTCAGCAAGCGGATGCAGCGCACCTTCACCGCCGATGAGAAGCTGTGGCTGACGGAGCTGCTCAAGGACGCCTCCGGCTACCTCCGATCGCTCACGGTGTGGGAGCTGTACCCGAGACGTCAGGCCACGTTCACCGCGTGGCCTGGCGCGCTCGGGAGCATCGAGCTGCCGCAGCACCCGATCGTCTCGATCGACCGGGTCGCCGAGCTCAGCGGCGCGACCGTGCCGCACGAGTTCCGTGAGGGCCGCGTCTACGTCGCCGATCGGGAGGCCAAGAAGGTGACCTTCACCTTCGGGTATGACGAGGCGCCGGACGAGATGCGCCGGTGGGCGTGCGTGCT